GCCACCCTAGGATTTCAGGACCGTACAGGCGATTTTAGGCGATGTAAGTTTAGTGGGTTTGGGTCGTGGATGATAAGCCAAGCGTGCCTGCGGGTGTTGTCTATTGGGTACTGCTGGCAATGTTCCTAGCAGGGTCCATGTTTGGTTGGTTGCTAAGAGAATTGGGTGTTGGTAAGTGACTTACATTCTGCTCTGTGGGCCGGGTCAGCCGGAACCGGGTCCGACAACCTCACAGGCGCACGCAGTCAAGGCGTTTACAGACGCCCGCAGGCGTCGTGCCTTGACGCGTGCATAGCATGAAGGTTGCGGACACGGTGCCCACTGACCATGTGCCACCCGCGCTAGAGTCGCCTGTGTCGCCACTAGTTACCGGGTCCTTCGGTCCAAAGGTGGTGAAGTGGGCTAAGCGCAGACTTGGTATCACCATGGATGCGTGGCAGCAATATGCATTGTGGCGTGCGCTAGAGCATGACGCAGATATGCAGTTGCTTGCGCGTACCATCTTGTTATCAGTTGCAAGGCAGAACGGAAAGAGTGTAATCGTTCGCGCCTTTGTTGGATGGCTAATGGATGAAGGGTATAAATGGGATACCTTTCGTAAATGGGATTTCATTCTACTTGCTGCGCATGACGCAAAGCAGGCGCGTATTCCCTACGATTATATTAGGCGCGATCTGCTGTCCTATGCTGATATCAATACATGGGGACACACTGCAAGGCGACAGGGGACAGCGCGAGCAAGAGCAACGCAATACACAGGCTTGGAAGTAAATGGGGTGCGCGTTGATGTTGCTACCTCGCAAGCGGGAAGTGCGCGCGGTATCTCACCGGGTTTGATTTGCTTTGATGAGGTACTAACGCAAACCACATTCAATACGTATGAAGTGCTGTCGCCTGCACAGGTTGCAATTCCCAATTCGCAAATGCTGATGACAAGTACCGCAGGGTATGCAGATAGCGTTGTATTGCGGGCGATGCATGATCGCCTGTACCGTCAACATACGGGCGCAGAGCAGCATGACCCTACGTTTTTGGGTCTATGGTGGCGCGCAGATGATGATGATATCGGGCTAGATTGGGAACAATTGCAGAAGGCTAACCCGTCATTGGATGGCGGTAGGCTTTCAAAGCAAATGATAACTAGTGAATACTTGATCCTGCCGCGTGGTAGTTGGGTACGCGAGCGCTTGAATAGATGGCACGACGAAAGGGTAGATGCACCATTTAGTATTGCTGCATGGGGTTCATGTAGGCTACCTAATGCGCTAGATGGATCGCAAGTAGCGGGTGGTTATGTGATTGCATGTGATGTGCTTTCGACATGGGGTGAAGGTAGCATCATTGTTGCAGCGCTTAGGAAGGATGGCAGGGTGGGCGTAGAAGTGCATAGGCATCTACTTGCACGCACTGAACGTCCACTAACTGCGCCTGATTTCACACGAGAGGTTGCAGCAATTGCAGCGAAATTCAAAGTTGACGCCATCGTATATAGCGCATCCTCTGCGCTTGCGCCTGCATTTGAGAGGCATGCAACTGAAACAGGTTTACCGTATTTGTCCATCGGTGCAAGTAGAAATATCATGGCATGCGCAGATTTCGCAGAGGCGGTTACGGCAAAGCGTATTGCACATGATGACCCCTTTTTAGACTCACAGGTAGCCAGTGCGCAAAGGCGTTTCATTGGTAAGGAAGGTGCTTGGCGATGGACAATTAGCGGTACTCCAATTACAGGTGTAATTGGCATGACGCTATCTGTTGCCATTGCTGCTAAATCTGTGGCACCAGTGCAGGTATTCTTGTAAGTTGCTTACATTCTCACTTTCATATATACTTATGAAGTGAGTAAGAAGCATCGCAACACTTCACTTACAAAGCAATCCCGACATACAGTTGTACCCGTCAACAATGTAAGTGTGTTGACGGGTGCAACTGTATCTAGCCTAGCGCTACCTTCCATGGCGTATCCGCTAACGGTAATTGAAGCAGCGGGTATTTCAGCGGTAAGGCGATGCGTAACCTTGATTGCAAATGCGATTGCGGGTCAACGTTGGACGGAATGGGAAGGCGAGCCTGCAAGTAGGCTTCCTGTAGTTTCACGTATTGTTAGGCGACCTGCCGCAGCAATGACAAGGCGTGAATGGGTTTGGCGCGTTGTTGCGTCTATGGCACTGAATGATATTTCATATATCTACATGGTCGGTGGCGTAGATGATGAAGGCGTGCCGGGTAGCCTACTTCCATTGCCAAAGGAAGCATGCTCGCCTGCTGGTCTAGTTGACCCTTGGGGAGTCTTTCCGCCCACGCAATACAGCATTAGTGGTATTGGCGGTACCGTTAGTGGTGAGGCGATCATACCTGTACGCTCTGCATTCTGGCCCGGTGTGCCACCCCATCTAGTGGGCATTTTGCAGATGGCGCGCAATTCGCTTATGTCTGCTTGGGCGTCAGATGCATATGTGTCTAGGTACTGGCAGGCGGGCGGTACGCCAGTAACGCAGATTACTACTGAACAAGAATTGGACAATTCGCAAGCGGAAGTGATTGCGGGAAGGTGGCGCGATAGGCGCAGCAAGGGTCCCGATTATCCTGCTGTCCTTGGCAAAGGCGCGCATGCGGACCCTTGGGGTGCAGATGTTTCAGGGCAATTGGCAGTTGAGGCAAGACGCGATATTGCCGCAGAGGTTGCAAACCTCTTTGGCGTTTCAACGCATTATGTCAATGTCAATCCGCCCGGTTCATCTATGACATATAGCAATGTTCAAGATGAAGCATTGTCTTTGGATCGTTTCACATTGTCAGGGTTTTATGATCCTATTCAAGATGTGATTTCTGATCTGTTGCCAGATGAACGGTTCATGCTAATTGACATGACCCGCCTTACTCGCGCTGCGCAAGAGTCGCGCTTTAGGGCATGGGCGATTGCAACAGGTAATAAGCCTTGGATGACTGCAAGTGAAGTGCGCATTGAAGAAGGCTTGGCACCTAATGAAGTCATCGACACTTTGCAGGAAGCACAGGTTGCGGGCGCAGAGTCTGCTACTAGTAACTTTGGTGCACCCGCTGCCGAACCTGTCGAACCTGAAACCGTAGAAGTGTAAGGTACTTACAATGCCTAATCAGACAACCTCACTAGGCAGGATCGAAGTACGCGACGTTGAAGGCGAGCCGGGTAGGTTCGAGGGTATGGCGCTACCCTATGGCGTAACTATCGACGTGTCATACGGTAGAGAGCGCTTTGTGCAAGGTGCGTTTGCGGAGCAGGCGCGTAGCGTTGCAGCGGGCGAGAGGCTCGCCTATCTGAATAGGCATGGCGCAGATGGCGGTGTGCCTGTTGGCGTTGTTAGCGGGTTGCAGGAACGGTCAGACGGACTATGGTTTTCGGGCGAGTACCTAGACGTTCCAGAAACGCCACAGGCGCGCAGTCAGGTACTAGCGGGTATCAATGGCGTTAGCGTTGAATTTGTGCCCACTAAGGGCGGAAGTAGACGCAGAGGCGATATCACAGAGCATCATGCAGGCGTAAGGCTTGCTGCGATTGCTGGCAGTTATGCGCCTGCATATAGGCAAGCGCGGATTGCACTTAGGAGCGTGGCAGGCGCCACAGGAAGGAATGGCAAGGTGCCTAATCTCACTGTCGCTGCGCTCACTGAGCGGCGCGACGCTATCACTTCGCAGATTGCAGCGGTGCGTGCAATCGCAGAGACAGAGGATCGCGCGCTAGAAGATAGTGAAACCGCAGAGGTTACTTCGCTGAGCGCACGCCTTACCAATGTGGACGCACTGCTTACGGATGCGCGAGCAGACGAGCAGCGTAGAGATGCAGAAAGGCGCGCCTTGCCTGCGCGTGCTGCGGGTGGTGCTGGTAGCCACTCTGCCATTGTGACACGCTCTGAGAGCGTCTACGGTCCGCATACGCAGCATTCTTACTTTGCTGACCTTATGACAGCAAATCGGGATGCCGCAGCGTATGAACGCCTTGGTAGGCACAAGACGCTTGTTCTTGACCTTGCAGACCAGATGAACCGCGCGGTTGATAGTAGCGACCTTGCAGGCGCATACCCGACAAACTATTACCCTGATCTGTACGTGCCTGATATTGCGTATACAGGACCCCTTGCAGGGTTCTTTGCGGTTACGCCTATCAGTGCGCCTAATCCGATTATCGTTCCGTCGTTCGCGTCTGTTACGGGCGATACTGGCGTGCAGTCCGCAGAAAATGCAGCGGTTGCTAACGTTGACGTTACCACTGCGCCCAAGACGCTTACGCCTAAGACGATTGGCGGAGAAACGATTGTTTCGCGTCAGTCTGTCGATGGTGCCTCGCCCGGTACAGACGTTATCATCGCAAATCAATTGCGCGAATTGCTGATGCGTGATACCGAACGAGAAATTGCGCTTGTGCTTGAAGCGCTTACTTCGTCGGGTGCAATTGCGGATACTGCGGGTACAACGCCTGCTGCCAGTGGACGCGATCTGCATAAGGGCATCGCAAAGGCTTTGGGTGAATTCTACGCGGGTGCCGCTGCGGGTGGTGCCGGTGCGAGAATGCTTCCCGCAGAAGGCGTCTTTGTCAACAGTACGGATTGGGGAAACCTCGCAGCGGGCGAGGATACCGCAGGGCGTTCGCTTATGGCGTATATCAACCCGACAAATGCGCTTGGGCAACAGACGGCACCCGGTTTTCAGCGTGGCGTTATTGGTGGCGTTCCGGTTGAACCGGCATGGGCGATCCTTGACCCGAAGAATGAAATTGTGGCGCGTCGAAATGATGCGAGGCAGTGGAAGTCTGCGGTGCTTGATATTCGCCTGATGGAGCGTGAAGGACCGCAGTCCGTCGTGTTTGCCATTTGGCAGTATTTCGGGTTTGCGGTGCTGGAACCGAAGGGCGTTCGTCGGTACGTTTACACTAACGTCTAGGTTTTGTAAGTTACTTACATAGGAGACAAAATGCCTACAAAGAAGGATGATGCGGAGCAGGATATTCCGCCCGCTGATACTGAGGATGCAACTAGCATTCCTGAGGATGGCGAAGGGATCGACGCGCCTACATCTAATGATGTTGGCGAGCAGACTCTTACCAAGGTGGATTATACCGAACCCACAGAGGATACAGACGAAACGTAATGCTTGGTATTACGGGTGCCCAAATTCTAACTTTTGTTGGTAATAAGACGCCAGCAACAGAAGATACTGAATGGGCAGATGCAATTGCGAAAGCGCTTACAAGTGGGCTAACAGTCCGTTTGAATGGTGCAGTGATTGCTGATGGGTCAATCGCAGAAGATGAATTGAATGTTGCTTTGCGTCTTGCTGGCGCAGAGGGTTATAAAAGACGCGAGGCAACATTTGGTTTGACGGGTTATGCGGACTTGGAAGGTGCAGCAATTCGCGTTGCGCGCGATTATCTTGATAGCGTGAAACCGCAAATTGATAGGTACTCTGCGGGTCCAGGCATAGGATGACACTTCAAACCACTAGGCAACTATTGCTAACTACGCTTGAAGCGGCGGGTATAAATACGTTCTATGGCATGGGTAGATTTACTGCGCCATGTGCGCGTATTTATCCCGCTGAGCCATGGGTAGATGTATCAGGATTGGCTAATGGCAGGCGTACGCAACGTTGGGAAATTTGGGCTGTCGCAGGCAAGACAGATGCATTGGCTAATTTTGATGAAGTGGAAGCATTAGTTAGGGCAATTGACGTTGCTGTAAGTGGTTTACAAGGGTGGTCGTATCCTGCGTGGCGCAGACCCGCAATTGCGGAAATGGGCGGCACGCGTTACTTTTCATGTCGTGGCGTAGTTGAAACTACACAAGAGGTTTGATTGTGGCGACTATCCTCTTTATGAAAACTGCGCTATTTACCTTGAATGTGACGCCACCCGGTACGGCATCGCCATTTCAGGGCGACGCGGCAGACGTTCATGTAGAAGTTAGTGCAGGCGATGTTGTCGAATATCCTACATTGGATGGCAACGTTGCATCTAATACTGAGCCTGAAAGTTACGCGCTTGTGATGCGTGCGGGTCAAGATTATAGCGCAACAGGACTTGCACGATTTCTTTGGGATCATGCAGGCGCGACAGCAGATGTTGTGCTAAATGCACATGGCGCAACTGCGGTGCCGGGTCCTAGTACGCCTGCGGTTACCGGACAAGTAAAACTTATTCCGGTTGCCTATGGTGGCGAGGTCGGTACGTTCGCAGAATTTGAAGTTACTTTGCCATTCCTTGCAAAGCCTGTGCTTGATATCGCACCGTAAATGGTCGCTAAGATGAAAGTGGAAGGCGTACCGGAAGCGGTGCGTGCTTTCAACAAAGTTGAAGATGCAGTAAAAGACTTGTCAGAGGCGCATAAGGCAGAGGCAGAAATGCTTTTGCCTGATGTGCTATCCGCAACCCGCAAGAAATCAGGCGCACTTGCGTCGGGCTGGCAAACAGACGGTATCGCCACAGAAGCAAAATTCAGTAATGATGTTGTGTATGCAGGCGTTCAAGAGTACGGATGGTCAGAGCACAACATCGAACCAACTAATGCAATAAGCCAAGCATTTGCGTCCAACACAGAGCGTACAGAGAAGGTGTATAGTGACGCAATCGAACGGATTGGAAAAGCAGCAGGGTTCGACACAAAGTAAAATTGATCTGTCCCAAATTGCAGCAGACCACCCGGTAAATGAAAAGGTGGCAGTGCTGGATTTGAACACTTTTGATGCAACACAATTGACGTTGCTTGAAGTGTTGGACATGTCAGAGGTTACAGGCGTTGAACCTGAATTGCTTGGTACGCTTTTGTCTGCGAAGGGTCAGACTAAAAAGCGAATGACAATGCTATATGCAATGGCATGGTGCATTGCGAGGCGTGCTGATCCTCTTTTGCGTTTTGCGGAAGTATGTAGTTGGAAACTTGAAATCGTTGGGGAAGTTTCCGCAGAGGCAATTGCAGAGCGCACCGCCACTAGTCAGAAGCGAGCAGCGCGTATTGTGGGCGCAGCAAATGTAAGTGGCTTACCACCCAATGAGGCAGCAAAGTTGACGGTTGCTGAATTGGGTGCATACGCAGACAGGCGCGCAAAGCAAAATAGAGCAGCGAGGCGAGCGCATGCTAGGTAAAGGCGTTGCGCTAGTTGTCGCCATTGTTGGCGATACTAAAGGCTTGGAAAAAAGCCTTGGTTCTGCGGGCGGAGAAGTAAAAGACTTTGGTAGCAGTGCGCTTGGTACTGCCGCTAAAGTTTCAGTTGTTGCAGGCGCAGCGCTCGCAGCGGGTGCAGCAATTTACGGTATGGCGAAGGCCGCTGCTAGTGATCGCGCAGAGCAACAGAAACTTGAAGCGGCAATTACGGCAGCGGGCGCGGCGACAGCGGAAAGCACTGCGCAAGTTGAAGCAGCAATTGCAGCGGGTCAAGAGAAAGCCTTTAGCGACAGTGAGACTAGAGAGGGTTTGCAGTCTCTAGTTACTGCTACTAAAGATGTTGGCGTTGCAACTGAATTGCTGGCGCAGGCGCAGGACCTAGCGCGATTTGCTGGCGTTGACCTTGCAACTGCATCTGACGCAGTAGCAAAGGCGCATGCGGGTCAAGATGGCGCATTGCGTAAACTTGTGCCGGGTCTGGAGAAAGGTGCAACTGCAAGTGATACGCTTGCAGCAGCATCTAAAATGGCAGCGGGTCAGGCGGACCTTTATGCAAAATCCGCAGAAGGAATGGAAGCGAAAGCGGGCGATGCTTTCGGAGAATTGACGGAAACTATTGGTGAAGTGTTCTTGCCTGTGTTGGATGCCGTGCTTCCAATTGTGATCCAAATGATAAAACTGTTTGGACAATTGGTGAAAGCGGTTTTGCCTTTGCTTATCCCAATTCTAAATGCGGTGGGTAAGGCACTTACAATTGTTGCGAACATTCTTTCAACGGTTGTTGGTTGGCTTATCAAGTTTATTGATTGGGTAACTAAGGGTATCGCTATGATTGGTGATTTCCTTAGTAGTGTAAATCCGCTAAAAGATGTGAAGTTGCCATTTGGTATTGGCGGACCATCTGGTCAAAGTCAAAGTGCGCCATCGGCAGACACGCGCGCAGTGGGTGGCAGTAGTGCGGGTGGCGTTCAAATCAATATCTATGGGGACCCATCGGTAATTGAAGCGAAAGTTACAAAAGCACTGCGCGATTATGCGAGGCGTAACGGTAAGGGTAGCCTAACTGCATTGGGAAGTTTCTAGTGCTTCCGCCTTTGCGTGCAATTGGCTCTGCAAAAATTGATGTTTGGGGACCTTCGCCCGGTAGTGCTAGATGGGATGAGGCGCTATGGGATAGCGGGCGATGGTCCTTTTTCGATTGGCGCGACGTTACGCCCGAAAGTGTAGCGGTTCGCGCTACTTGGGGTGCAGACGATGCCGTTGGCGTTTTGACAATTCCCGCTGCTGGATCATGGGTAATCAATACGTATGATCCAAAGCGATTGCTTGATCCGTCAAACGGTACAAGTGAATTTGCAACTTCAATTAGACCCGGTAAGCCAATTCGCATTTCCTATATTCACTCTACGCTTGGTAGGCAAATCGTGCGCCAAGGGTTGATAGATGAAGTTGATTTTGACCTAACAACGTTGCGTGGTACGTTGCGCGGTACTGATATGGTGCAACTGTTAGTTGCAGCAACGTTGGCAGCGGGTCAGACTGGCGTACCAAATACATTGCGTGCGCGCGCAGTGCATTTGATAAACAAGGCTGGACTAAGTACGTTGGTACCAGTTGAAGCAACGCCTGTAGATGAAACAGACCCGCCCGTTGGACCCATTAGCGCAAGTGAGGCGTCTACGTGGCAGCATATACTTACTGCCGCTCTGGATGCTTTGTATGCTGTCTGGATGGATCGTACCGGTACGCTGCGTTTTAGGTCATTTGGAAACCCAAGGGATACGGGGTTTCAAGCGGGCGGTGCAGATGGCATCCCGATTAGCACAATGAAAACGCAGGGGTCATTGCAGGGTGTATATACGCGCATTACTGCATTTGATGATGGCGCGCCTACGGTTGCAGTCACAGCAATAGATCAAGAGAAGGCTAATTTATATGGCGACCTTCCACTAAAGCGCGACTCGCCCGTACCTGATGCGGCAGTATGGGTTGCATCTGTTCTTGCTGATCGTTCGGGATCATCGCTGCAATATGCACCCGGTACGCTTTACCCTCAAACAGAGGATGCGCTAGAAAGTATCCTTGATTTGGGAATGATTGATATTGCGCATTTGATTGTTGAAAGTGCAACGCCAGCAATTGACGTTTCTGCTAGGGTTTTGGGTGGTGCGATTATTGGCGATACCGGCACAGGATGGACAGCAGAATTGTCTACATATGTGCCTGCTACCGAATGGGAAGAAGCAGAGCAACCCGAACCGCCAATACCGCCAATTCCCCCTGACACAATTAGTGGAGTGGTACGCACATATGCTTGCACTAAGGATGCAAGGTTGGTGCATTCATCTTCACTAGATGCAGGCAATGGACAAGACGTAAACTTGCCATTTGGTTATATCTCGCCATATCGCAATCGCGTAGTTTTGGCTTTTGCTAGTATCCCTTGGGGTGATGTTGTTTCCGTTGATAAGGCGGAATTGATTTGCACAAGTGGTGCAAATGCTTGCGGTGCATTTGGTAGTGCACCTAAGGTTACTATTTCGCGTTTGACTGCTGGATTTACCGAAGGTAGTTACGATGTGAATTGCGGGTTTTCATCGGGTAATGCCGTGAAGTATCCCGGTCCTGCAATTACTTCATCGGGTGCAGTCTCTTACGCAATGCCTACATCTACAGGCGTTGACAAAGCATTACCGATTACTGCAATTGTGCAGGCGTGGAAAAGTGGCTCTGCGCAGCATGGTCTAATGATAAAGTCAGCGGGCGAGGATGCTTCCAAATACACAGGTAGCATTTACTCGCGCCATCATGGCACCGCTGCTAATCGTCCATCATTGAGGCTTACGCTAACGGTAAAGGCACCATGACAATTGACGTTATCAAGCGGCTACTTGCAGTAGCAGCGCTTATACTTGCAGTAGCATCGTTTGTTGCGATGGGTCCTACGTTGCTGGCACTGGCGATTATTTGTCTGGCTCTAGCAATGGTTTTGTAAGTGACTGACATTAGAGACATGCCAAGAGAATTAGCAATTGCTATTGGGTTGCGTAAAATTGCACCCCTTCCAGATAACATTCCTTTTCGCACAGTTGAAGTTGAACCGATAGACACGGGCGGTGTATTTCGTCCAGACTGGCGCATGCAGGACCCATCCCGCGATCCGCGCGAACCTTCCGGTAATGAAAGCAGCGGTACCGGAAATGATCATGGATGGTCTAATTGCACAATGGTAAGCGCAGCGCTAGTTTATGCGTATCATGTGCAGGATAAGACGGGTCCCCAAGGTGGCGATATGCGCCATAATCAAGGGGACCTCTCTGGTGGAACAGACTTATATGATGCTGAAACCGCATGGCGTAATTACGGAAATCAGGACCTAGTTATAAAGACGGGTCAGGGTTGGGGAGAAGTCAAAAAGTGCCATAGCGACGGGCGAGGCATCATCATTCAGGGTACCGGAAATGTGCCGGGTACAGAGTCATACGACGGTGCCCATGCGTGCGCAATTGGCACTGAAACTAACGCAGATGGTAAATGGTTGTTTGGTGATCCCTTAGCGACAGGCTGGCAATGGATTGCGCCAAGTGTCATTCAAGAATGGGCACAGCGCTTTCATAGCAGTATTGCGTTTGCTGTCTCCAAGGCACCGCCTAAGCCTGTTGTGCCACCCGAACCAGTACCGCCGGAGATTGTAGAAGTGCCAATTGATATCAAGCCAATTGAAGCGGCAGCGGTAAATGCGTATCAAAGTGAATTGCTGCGCGAAATGTATTACTGGTTTCAGCATCCAGAGCAGGCACCGCCATTTCCCGTAGGGGACACACTGGCAGCAGTGGGTCATTTGAATGAAGGTTGGGACGTTGGTAAATGGAGTCAGACTACATGGCATCTTGCAAGTAATGCTGCATTGTGGGATGAGGCTACATGGTCGACAGGTAGTGTATGGGCGTAACTTGACTAACATGTTACTTTTTGGTATCATGTTAGAAGCCTGCGGGTGTCGCTCTGGCACAGTCTCCGCCCGCAGGTAATTCACTTACATTTAGAGACATGCCAGTGTAGGGAAGATGTGCCAGACAAGAAGCGCTTTTCCGGTTCGCGTTTTGGCGTAACCATAGAGCAACATGAACGCTGGTTGCTAAGCCTATACTTGGATCGTGGCAAATGTCGTGCTTGCTATGTGTTCAAGCGTGAAACAGTTTGCAGGCATGGCCACAAGTGAAGGCGCGCGTTCTAGAGTCATACAGGAATGATGAAGATAACCGCCCGCGTGCCTTTGGTGGCGGCCCCATTGGGACACTGCGCGCATACCAAGCGTTTCATCCTGACGCAGCGATTTACACTGTTACGTATCGCGGGCGTACTGTATGGATGACAAGCAAGCAGCAGCATATTTGGCATGAAGTGCAGAAGTATTGGCGCAGGGGAAAGCGCGATACGCTGGCACGCATCGCTAGTGTTGTGGGATGCTCGCGTGCGACAGTCTCACGTTTCCTGCGTAGACTCGATCTATGGCGGTTTATCGACCTTGCCGCTATTCCCGGTAGGAATGGCGGTACCTATATTCTTACGCGCCAAAATGTCGAACCTTTCAAGAGATGGACAATGAGCATGCGCGCACGCGTACGCGTAGCGCTCGCGCGTCGCGTCAAGCGATGGGCATTGGAAGAATTGGGATTGTTGCAGGAATGGCAGCGGCACCCCGTCAAGGGTGGTAGTACGGGTGCAACTTTTACTGCGCTTACGGGTAGTCAGTTGACGCTAAGTGAGGCAGAAATGTAATCCCCTTACATTTGCCCGGCACACCGCCAATTGCGCCTTCTCCACCATGCCTAGAATACGCTGCGCAGCAACAATAGAGCAATGGGCAATGTGCGCAATGCGAGCCGCGAAAGACTGCCGGAAAATAGCAGTTGACAGCACAGCGTAAATGCCTTACATTTAGGGAGTCAGGGAAACAACCCAAGGACACAGACGAAAGAGAGACAGTGCCATGACTGACAAGAAGGTGAACGGTTACGATGAGGCTTCCTTCAAGGATGCTTACGGGTTTCCGATGAATGTTCGCAAGAGCACCTATCGCCCGACGAAGTGTCGCAATTGTGGCTACGATATCAAGGGTCTATATGGCAGTGATCGCAAGGCGCACACTGACGGATGGTGCGGTAACTAGACTAACGCACACTAGGTGTCAATCAAGGGGTTGACACCTAGTGCGCAATCGACGACAATAGGGAAGTCAGGGAAACAACAACAGGGAAACGGAGACAGTGCCATGATCAAGGTTACGGATTGGAAATGAGCAGAGGATATGCACCGCGTCTGAGCACGGTGCACATGATGGGCGAAATGCTCGCACTTGCGGCAGTTGCCAAGGTGCGAACCCTTCCGCCCACGTCAACCCGCAGCACGCGAATTCGCGTTACCTTCACAGATGGCACAGTGCGCGATATGCGCATTGCAGAGGCGCGCGAATGGCTATTCGCCTGCCAAGTATTGGAGACAGAGAGAGGATAAGGTATCGCAACATACTTGACAAGCACACACGACGGGTGTAAGGTACTTACATAAGAGATATAGAGACAGTGCCAAGCGAGCCACTTAGGACCCGCACACTGTCTCCAATTCTCGAAAGGATAGAGACTGTGACGGAGAATACGGAAACCGCCATTACGGGCGAGGTTATCAATACCGATGAGGGATCGCTGGCTGTCAAGCAGGCGATGCTGAAAGAGAATGAAACGGTTGTCAAGCGCAATTGGAAGTCTGCCACAGAGAAGGCAGGCAACGTTTACAAGGCGCTTACGATCATCCACACACACGGCTTGTGGAAGTTGCACAAGGATACCAAGGGCAAGCGCAAGTATTCTGCCTTTGACGCCTACCTGTTTGGCGAATTTGGATGGGAATTGTCGCGGGTCCGCGCGCTACAGATTATCAAGGCGACTCGCGCTGAAATGATCGAGTCGGGCGAATTGCCTGCAAGCGCTGCGGAGCCTCGCAAGCGCACCGCACCGGAAGTCACTGCGGAGCGTGCTGCTAAGGTTACTGCGGAGCAACTGCGGAAGGTGCTAGACGCCTTTGAAACCCGCGTCACTAACATTGATGAGGGCGACCCAGACCGTAACGAGGTTGTGCGTATCTACAATGACACGCACGACGCTATCAGTAGCGCTATTCTTGATCTGAATGACCTTGTGGCGCGCATCGCTGCGGACAGCGACGGAAACGAGGCTACAGACGAGCAGACCGCGCTTACAGAGCAGGTTGCATCGTAAGGTAAAATGAGAGAGTAGGCACTTGCCTACTCTCTCTTTCAATATGTAAGGGGTTTACATTATGACAGTACCGGTTGCACCCGCAGCGGGTGAGCCCATCGCAGAAGCATGGGGTGATGTTGTCCACGATGCAGTAGTTGCTATGGATTTCCAAGCAGGGAAGTTTACCGCAAGCCTGCCGTCTAGCGGTACGCGCTTTGACACTACCGTTACATTTCCTAGACCATTTGCAGGCGAGCCATTTGTAACCGCTATGGCACTAGCAGGCGCAGTGCACATTGCAAGCGGTATCGGATTGGCAACTGCCAATAGTGTAGGGATTGGTATTTTCAGGCGCGATGGTGCAGTGCTTAGCGCCACGTCTGTTACTGTCTACTGGCAGGCATACGGTCCGCGCGCGTGATAACAAATCAGGCACATCGTATGTACGTACCGTTTCATGCTCTGCGCAACGCATGTCTACTGCGCAATATGTCTGCCACACTGCAAATCTTCGATGGTGGCGAAACAGTCACTATCAAGGATATGGCTACAGGTAAACAGGTATGCAGAGTGACACGCGAGTACGGACACAATGAAAATGCATCCGCATCGGTAGCAAGGTGGTTGATTGACAACAACTACTTAGTCTATCTTGATTTTGAAGGCTAGCACGAAGTGCCTGCACTAACAGACGCCAATGATCTAGTACGCAGTCGCAATGTAACTGCATCTGAGGTAGGCGCACTGTTAGACCATCATCCCTACACAAACCCGACAAAGATATACGATCGCCTAGCAACGCCTGCCATGGACACACACAGGCAAAGTGAAGCAATGGCGATTGGCGTATTTCTGGAACCGCATGTTGCGCGATACGCTGCACGCAAGTTGGGTTTGCGATTGCGAGCAGCGACGCGCAGTATCGAATATAAGCAACTACTGCTAAAGGATGATGGCACGCGAGTAAACGTCAACCTGTGCGCAACGCCTGACTACTACGTATTGGGTCAACCAATGCTAGTAGAAATCAAGGTGTCAAGCATCATGTATGGATGGACAGAAGATGCCTTGCACCCGCACTATGAATGGCAGGCACGCGCGCAGATGGCGTGCACCAACAGGAACGTATGCATTGTCTGCGCTCTGGTAGGCAGTACGTTCTATCACATTCCGGTTGTAAGAGACTTACAAAAAGAAAGGCGGATGCTTATTGCAGTAGATGAATTTTGGTACTCACACGTTATGCCCGGTATTCGACCGGACTACATTGAAAAGACTGCGGTTACAACCGCGCGAGTCAGGAAGGCCTAGAGACTGTGGCAAACAACAACCCGGTTTACGGTGCGACGGTTGAAGATATCGTCCCCATTATTCCTGCTGGCATCTACCCTGCAACCTTCGAGGGTATCGAGTCAGCGAATAACGATCAGGGGACGTATTGGCTTTGGCGGTTCATCGCCCGCAATGGCGATGAAGATGTGGAGATTACCGCCACATCATCGCCTCGCATTACGCCTCGCACAAAGGCTAGCAAGTGGCTTGCTGGCATGGGCGTTGCAATTGAAGTCGGCACAGATATTGATTTCGGCGGATTGGCTGGTATGCCGGTTCAATTGGTAATCATTATCAATGAGGCTGGCTATAGCAGGATTGAAAGCGTCTTGCCCTATCCCACTGCCAAGCCAAAGAAGGCGGAAGCGTCCTAGGATCAACGCTAAGGCGATATAACAAGCGGGGTGCCCATGCACCCCGCTTTTCTATTTGCGAGGCACCATGACCCCTCTTGCGCGGGTACGGTTCATTGTGGATGCGGAACCTAGACCACAGGGAAGCATGACAGGCGTCTATAACAGGCGTTTAGGCGTATCGCGTGTCAGGCATAACAATGCGCCAGCACTAATGATGTGGCGCACGCTGGTAAGGGAAGCAGCGCGCGAGGCAGGCGCAGAATTATGGACGGGTCCAATTGGCATGCATATGTCATTTGGTATCAAGGCACCGCTAGACAAGCGACATGGATACCCAAAGGCGCCTGACCTAGATAAACTTGTGCGCGGTGTATTGGATGCGCTAACGAAAGTGTGCTATGTGGATGACTCGCAAGTAGTGAAATTGGATGCAAGTAAAATTTGGGACCTGTCTACAATGATTGAGGTATATCGCGTTGAGAGGCAATCGCATTCGCAGCGAATTGCGCAGGCGTCCATCTGGAAGGATGATGCCTAAAGGATGGAGAAAGACGCGACTACTTGTAATTGCAAGAGATAACGGCATCTGCCATATATGCGGCCTACATGGTGCGAATAGCGTTGATCATGTGATACCGCATGCTAAGGGCGGATCAGATGACCCAACCAATTTGAAAGCAGCGCACCTAAGGTGCAATGAGGATAAGCGTGCTTCATTACTAAAGCCTATACCTAGGGTAAGCAGGTTCGGGTAATGGGTAATGTAATTCAATTTGGTTATACGTCTAGATGCAGATGGTGCAAGGGTACCGGTATACGTAAGGGTACTAAGCGCACATGCACATCATGCGAGGGTACGGGTTACACAGTACCTATCCCATTCTGTCTATGCATATGTGAATGTGAAAACTACCCAGACCCCGGCCTAGTGTTAGTCTGTATTGATTGCTTCAATAAGCACAACCTGAATGTGAAAGAGCAAATTGAAATTGAAATGTAAATCAGTTACAATGCAGAAGTGCCGG